AACTATGTTAGTAATTTTAACGCTAATGAAAGCGTCATTCCTGTAGGCGGGGCTTATTACGAAGAGTCTTTAAATAATACTTTACTTGAACTTCAGAATGAGGAGCTCTCAGTCAATCGTCTTACTGTGCGCGGTAGCTTGAAGACTGCGGGTGACGGGCGTGTTAACGAGTTAGTTGGCTCCTCCAGTAGCGGTTATGATGATATATACGCCGCTACTGGTACTTACTCAGCAAACGCACTGTCTACTTTAAACGTGGATGGCTCGTTTTTCACCTTGAGTACAGTTTTTCAAAGACACGTTTATGTACCAATGATACGATCCGGGTGGCGCTCTTTAAGTATGAGTTTTTACACTCCTGTATCAGGCACACTTTCTGTGTATGCTGACATGGGAGCATTGACTCGTGACATCTTAGTTACTGGACTCGTAGTGCTGCCTAATCTTCGATATGGTTTCGTTGGTGCAGCTATCAGTACCACTGGTGCACTGATTGGTGTACCGGCTCTGTCTTCACCAGTCAACGGGTTTATTATATCCTTTGAACCCTCCGCTACGAACGCGGGATCTTTTGAACTACACATTACACGAGGTGCTTAATGACAGATACTTATAAAGAAGAGGAAGAATTTTCAGAAAGACAGCAAGAGCTGATAGATAATCTAATTGATTTGACAGATCGATTCGGTAAGTTTGGCCAAGGTATGGACAGCGAGGGATCGCACTACACTCCCGCAGAAAGTAACCCGTTTAAATCGGAGGGTCTTATCTGTGCGAATTGTGCTTTTTTTAGTGAGTATAGCAAGTCATGCTCGATCGTTACTGGTAGTATTGAACCCGAAGCAATTTGTAAGTTTTGGGTAATTGAAAACGAAGAGTTAGGTACGCCAGAAGACGAAGAGGAGCTCGAAGAAGAAGCAGCGGTTGCGGCCCGATACAGTGGTATAGACTTTTCACCACCGGCTGGCGTTAAAGCGGCTGCCAAGCGTGGCTTAGTTCTTCATGAGAAAGGATTAAGTGGCGACGGTCTTGAATCAGCCACTGTTTTGTGGGCGCGTAAGTATACACAGGGTAAGCCCGTTAGTCCGGAACGCGCTCGAATGGGTAATCGCTTCTACGGTAGAAACGCTCGATTTGCTAATGCTCCTAAAGACAGTCCTGCTTGGGTTTCATGGCTTTTATGGGGTGGTAGTGCCGGTCGTGGGTGGTTTGCAAAGCTAGTTCGCCAGATGGACGCCGCTGACAAAAAAAGTTCGGCATCAGTGAATGGTGCAATTTGTCTTGCTGAGGAAGCAATTAGTAATCCATTTCTTAAGGAAATTTTCCTTATTCTGACTGATTTTGAGCCAAACGCAAATGGAGAAGGAATCCCACGTAGCGAGGCTGAAAATATTATAAAAACTTCACGGTTGGCACCGATTAAAATAGCCGCAGACGCACAGTCATACGGAGGTCACGCAGGCGCACACCCAATAGGCGCGATTATTGAATCATTCATGGATACCCACAACGGTAAAGATGTAATTAAATCCCGCGCTTTTATATGGAAAGACGAGTACCCCGCGATTTATGACCTTGTTAAAAGTCAAGCTTCTGAAGGTAATTTTATCGGTACTTCTTGGGAGGTTTATTACACTCACGCCGAGGAGGAACAAGGCGTTCGCTGGTTAAAGGGTGTGACTTTCGCAGGTACATGTATTGTGGATACCCCTGCATACGGAGATCGTACCCCGCTGCTTAGCGTCGCTGAAAAAGAGTCTATGGACTTAAAACAATTAGAAGATAAGGTAGCGGAGCTTACCACGCTCGTTACCCAAAAGGAGGGTCTGATTAATGAGCTCGAATCAAAAATCAATGTATACCAAGAAGCCGAGCGGCAAGCCCAAGCCGAGCGGCGGAAAGCGCAAGTAACGCAGCAGTTAAGCGCCGTGTTTTCAGAGGCGGAAGTTTCTGAAAAACTTGAGTTCTACCTGACACTCGAAGACGCAGTCATTCAAAAAGTCTTGGCCGATCTGACGAAGACTGTTAAGACCGCTACGTCAGAAAAGAAAGAGTCGATTCCAGTGCCTGAGCCGACAGGCTCGTCGCCCAATATGACTGATCCAAAAGTTCTTGCCGCTGCTCTAAAGCAGGCTCTCAAGGAATCGAAGTAATGTACGACATTCGCGAAGAGCAGCGAGTGTTTAATTTCTGTGTCTATCGTCAGGGAGATGAGAAGCCGATGCAGTGCTTCGAGACTGCTGAAGAAGCACAAGCTTACTGGATGGCTCTAAACATAAACGACGCTAACGAGTCTTCAGCCGAGTTACATCGAGCTGTCACTACTCTCGCCGCGGAGTTTAAAAAATTACTAAAAAGAGGATAAAAAATGGCTGTAATTGTAACTACTCATAACAGCGCTCAAGGTGTAGCCTCCATTACTATCATGGAAGGCCGTGCTGTAACCTTGACTGCCTCGGGTGTCAGAGAAGATTTACCTAATGTCACGTACGCTTCTGCTAACCAGCAGCACGGCGTATTCATTGCTTTCTTCCCGCCCGATAATTTCCCACGTCCTACGTATGAGGACTTGTATTCAGTACCGTCAACTCGAGTTTACGATCTCACGGACAGCAATCTTTACGGGGATCCCACCTTCTACAAAAAGCAGTACCTTGTACCGCGTAGCATGTGGGCTGAGCCGGTCGCCTACAGTGGTGAATTGGTTGCCTTGCACCAAGGTCGTATCGGTGTGACTGCTAACTGTTTTGTGGACTCGTCCAACATTCGTACTCCGGGTGCTCGTGTCGCGGTTGGTACGTCTGGTTTGCTTACTTACACTAGCACTGATTCCCACACTATCGCTATAGTCGAGCGGTATGCCCCTGATACCGGCGTACTGTACATAAGTATGGTTTAGGAGTATAATAATGAATAAAGAAGCTTTATTAAAGTCTGTTGCTGAAGTAGCAAAGACTGCGGGTACTTCACAGTCGGGTAAGTCAGCTTTTGCTGAGCTGCTCGTGCAGTTGGTAGAGCCCAACCACTTGACGCTTGATCTGTTCTCGACTTTCATGCCTACACGTCAGGCGTCCTTGAACGACATCCCAATCAAGCGTGTGCGCCGCGGTAAGTACGCAATCCAGTCGATGGTGCCGGGTACTTCCCACCTTGTCTCGCAGCCAACCACCGTCCATGACTATCACAGCTACGTGTTCGATCGCTTGATCGGCGGTGTTCGTGAGAGTCTCTGGAATGTGCAAAATGGCCCCGTGCAAACAATTGACCAGATGCGTCAGCAGTTGCAGTTTGACCTTACTGACCATTTGGTCAGCCGTGTGTTCAACTTACTCACTTCAACGTGGAACTCGACTGACACGCCAAGTCACTACGCTCAAACGGCTGCCATCACGGCCGCTGGTATGGACACGATGATCGAAAATGTTATGTACACTGCTGGTAACGTAAAAGCTATTATCGGTACGCGCAAAGCGTTGTTACCAATGTATAAGTTTGCTGGTTTTCACGAGTATGCCTATGCCGATGGTAATGGCCGCATTGCTTACCCAGTAAATGAAAAGTTACTTGAGTACTTGAACACCAATCGTATCTCTGTATATATGGGTGTGCCTGTTATCGAGCTTCCTCAAGTTTTCCGTAATCAGTTACCAAACCTTCGCGAGCCCCTTATCCCTGAAGATAAAGTGATCGTCGTCGGTGATAACGCAGGTGAAATCCTGCTTTACGGTGGCACTGAGTACTATGAGTCAACTGACGCATCAATTCAGCCGCCTGATTACGTGCTTCATGCATGGATGCAGTACGGTATGGTTGTTGACATGCCCGAAAATATCGGTGTCATCAAGATTGTCTAAGGAGTAGAACAATGGCAATGAACAACATTTATCACATGATGCAAGAAAATGTTTATAAGCGTTACACGAAAGTCCCGATTAATTTAGTTGGTGGCCTACGTGTTGATCCTACAGACACGCGATTGCAGATTGGATGGGTACTACACACAGATGAGGCAGATTTTGATTTTACTACTAAGAAGCGTACTCAATTTGTGTACGACAATGAAGTTATCGAAGTTTATTCTGAGTCTGAAGATAAGTTATTTCGAAAATTAAACGCGGGGTTGTTTCGTGCAGGTTTGCTCAAAGAATTTTTCGAGACTGATGAAGTAGTCAGCTCTCCAAACTTTGTTAATGATTCCGAGATTGATCGAATTGTAGAGATACGCTCGCTTAGCGATTTTCAAGTAGCTCTGGCCAATTTTGATGCGCTTGCCACTTTAGAGCGGATTAAGCAGCAGCTGATTGACCAAGGTAAATCAGTGAAAAAAGTTCAGCTTGTAGAAAATAGAATCAAAGAGGTCCGTGATGTCGTGGACTGATCAAGCCCTTACAGTGCGGACGGCCTCTGAGTCTTTTTTAGTTGACACATGCACCATCCGTACGTTTAATGGCTACAGTACCGTTGACGGCGAGTACACAGAATCCTTTACAGACGTAAATAATGTTCCCTGCCGGTTAATCAATCGGCAGGGTAGTGTGCAGCAACAACCAGACTCTCAAGAGCGTGCGCTTCAGTTACTTATTTCAACAAATACGTTAAAAATTC